AGAAGTTCTTTGATCAAGGGATCTCAGGTAATTGGTCATACAACCCTGAGAACTATGAGAACAATGAAGTTCCTATCTCAATGATGGCGACCGACTTACTCAATACATATAAGTATGGATGGAAAACATCTTACTATCAAAACACTTACGATATGAAAACAGACGACAGTGTTGAAGAAGAACAAACACTAAATAAAACTGCGGATCCATTTCAAGTAGAGGATCCTGAGGAATGTGATGCGTGCAATATCTAAAGTATTAGATCACTCAGGAATGTCTGATACTGCTTTATCTTTTAGAACTAATCGATATGTTGTGTTAAAAAACTTTATTCCCGAAGGGATGATTGAGTTTGCAAAACATAGTTGGAGAAGAACTGAAAACTCAGAACAATGGGGTATGGGTGGTGAAGAAGAGAAATCAGTAGTTCCTACACCTCATGGTAGAGAACAAACCGAGTATGTATCTGAGAACATGGCAAATGTTCCTTTTGGTGAGTCAATGCTCATCATGTTGAAGAAACCTTTACAAGAAGCATTAGAATTGTCTTTAGTACCAACATATAGTTTTGGTAGGACTTACTATCGAGATGCTAGACTGTTTGCCCATACAGATCGACCTAGTTGTGAAGTGTCAATGACATTTCCAATAGAATATGAAACTGACGATAAGAAACCATGGTCAATATGGGTACTCGGTGATAAGAACTATGTGGGTATGAATTACCAAGAAGCATGGGAATATGTACAACACAAAAACTTTGAAGAAAGGTTTGCGATGGGTGCCAAAAGAGTATTCTTAGAACCTGGAGATGTATTAGCATATCAAGGATGTAATGCTATACATTGGAGAGATAAGTTAGTAGGAAAATTCTCAAGACATATCTTTGCACACTATGTTGATGCCAATGGACCTCTATATAGAGGGTGTGAATCATTAAGATACGATGGTAGAGAAAGTGTTTATGTTGATCATAACCATTCTACTATAGCAGAAAAAGAAAAATCCATATATGGACAAATGTTACAAGAAAAAGGTGAAGTAGCAATGCGAGCATGTGCAGACATTACAGACCCTTATACAAACGAACCAATTATAGATGAGTATATTTAACAGAAAAAAAGTCAACTTCCTAAAAGAACCGATGTTCTTTGGCGAAGCACTTAATACTCAGAGGTTCGATGAATTCAAATATCCAATCTTTGATAAACTCACGCAAACACAATTAGGATACTTTTGGAGACCAGAAGAAGTATCTTTACAAAAAGATAGAAATGATTATCAGCAACTCAATGATGCGCAAAAGCACATCTTCACTTCTAATCTTAAATACCAAACACTACTGGATAGTGTACAAGGTCGTGGACCAGCGATTGCTCTATTACCTTACACCACTCTTCCAGAATTAGAAGCATGTATTATTGCTTGGGACTTTATGGAAACCATTCATTCTAGATCGTATACATATATGATAAAGAATTTATATCCTAATCCAGGTGATGTATTTGACACTATACTCAACGAAGAAGCAATACTTAAAAGAGCAGAAACTGTAACAAAATCATACGATGACTTTATATCTACCGCACGACGATACGAAGTAGGACACAAGATTGATAAAGAAGAACTCTATACGAAGTTATATCTCGCATTAATAAGTATAAACATTTTAGAAGGTATTCGTTTCTTTGTTTCTTTTGCCTGTACATTTGGATTTGGAGAACTGCGATTAATGGAAGGATCAGCAAAGATTATATCACTGATCGCCAGAGATGAATCACAGCATTTAGCAATATCGCAACACATTATTAAAAACTATCAGAAGTCTGAGAATGACAAAGTGATGTTAAAGGTGATCAAAGATCAGCAAGATACTGTGTATCAAATGTATGAAGAAGCAGTTCAGCAAGAAAAAGAATGGGCAGAATTTTTGTTCCAAAAGGGAAGTATGATAGGACTGAGTGCTTCCCTTCTTGGATCATATGTAGAGTTTATTGCTAACAAGCGATTAAGAGCATTGGGTATGGATGCTATATACAACATACCACAAAACAACAATCCATTACCATGGACACAACATTGGTTATCTAGTAGAGGATTACAAAATGCTCCACAAGAAACCGAGATAGAGTCTTATGTAATGGGTGGTATTAAACAAGATGTAACAAATGAAACTTTTAAAGGATTTAAATTATGAGCAGAGAATATGATAAGGTAGTAAACATTCAAGAAGGACCAATGACTGATGTAGCATTTCCTAATAATGTTGAAGACACAGTAGGTGTTTTACGAAGAGAGATTATCACCACAAGAGTGGTTGATGGTTATCTAACTGAAGAGGGGGTCGTAAGAGACTACACTGCATTTGGTGACTACAATGATGTGACAACGATCAGAAGAATAGTAGAGGTCAAACATGCCTAAAAGCAAAAAAACTGAAACAGTAAAAGAACAAGCAGAAGTTGTAATTTATAGTAAAGACAACTGCCCTTATTGTGTAAGAGCAGAAGATCTAGCAAGATCACAAGGATTTACTATAGAAGTTAAGAAACTTAATGAAGACTTCTCTAGAGAACAACTCTTTGAAGAGTTTCCAGAGGCAAGAACTTTTCCACAGATTATTTTTAAAGGTGAGAAGATCGGTGGTTATGATGCTTTCTTATCTCTTACAAATAAAGCACAAAAAACTTAATGACTTCATTGACAGATACATATACAAGATACATCATTCATTGTGAGGAGTGTGATGCTGATTGTTCTGTTGAACATAATTTAAAACTTCCTTACAGATTACATTTTTGCCCATTTTGTGGCAGCCAATTAAATTTAGATGACGGAATCGACGAGAACGAGAACTTCTACGACGAATGAACATAATTGGTATAGACTATGCCATGGGTTGTCCAGCAATCTGTGGTTTTAAAGGATCCCCTGAAAAGCAATTCCTGTATGAGGATTGTGAATTTCATTACCTGATAGATAAAAAGAACCCACCATACACGACGAATATTCAAGGTGACATCAAACCTGAATACAACTCACAAGAGGAGCGATTTGATTGGATTGCTACATGGACTTTATCACAAATTCTATGTTACGATCCAGATCTAGTCGTGCTAGAGGACTATAGTTTTGGCAGTAAAGGTAGAGTGTTCCACATTGCTGAGAACACTGGTTTACTTAAACACAAACTATTCAAAGCAAACATACCATTTATTGTAGTGGCACCAACTACAGTAAAGAAGTTCGCAACTGGAAAAGGTAATGCGAACAAAGAAAAGATGTATGAGTGCTTTACAGAGCAGACAGGTGTAGACTTACGAAAACAACTAGACACTACAGTAGAGCATCCGATATCTGATATTATTGATGCTTTCTACATAGCAAAATATGGATATACAGAACTTATTAGACAGAGCAAACTGCCTCTGCGAGATGAAGTTGATCAGTCCTAGTGACTCAGAAATAGATTCTTTAATATCAGAAGCGACCAATTCGATGACTCGATTCTATACTGAGTTTGCTCCTGAACCACCCAAAGAACTTAACTTCCAGAAGGATGCTTACTTCTCAACCAATTATATCAATTACAATTTAGAGCAGAATGTTGCTGTACATCCACCAAAACTACACAAAGCAAATGCTGATAAAGTAAATATGCTAGACTCTGAAGTGGTTAAGTCATTCATGAAGAAACACTTTGATATGAATCTAGACTTTGCTTGGTGCGAATATGGTTGGAGAGATCATGTTCTTTGGCATGTAGATTATGCTCCTGATCATCAGAATGAATACACAGACCCACTCATCTTGCCCTTATCTTCAGATTGGACTTTCGCAATCAAAAGTAAGAATGGTTCGACTCACAAACTAAAAGCAACGAAATACAAACCCTTTATATTTGATGCCTCTTTACTCCATTCTGTAGAAAAAGATCATCAACACCCTGCTAAATTTCTATCTCTTAGATTCTTTAGCAACTTCAAAGACATCGCAGAACATATCGCTTCGAACATCTAAAAAAACTTCATAAAAAACTTTACGACACCCTCTACTTTTTAGTATGATTATAATACTAGGAAAACAAATCATATAGGAGTGAAAATGTCAAACTTAGCAAATGAAACAACCCTCGAAAGAATCTTCGACGAGGTCTCAGAAATGAACACTAGAAACATTCTAAGAGAATTAGATGGTGGTGTTAGCAGACCTGGATTGTGTGAATCTTTCGATATGAGAGTAGCAATGACTGATAGAAATAAAGTTATTGATCTACTCGTTAACAAAAGATTTGAAGAATTACCAGATGGACCCTTTTAATAAAAAGGGGTTTACCACACTGGTACTTTTTTAATATGATAAACTTGATGATTGAGAAACTGATAACGAAAACTGCTAGACTGCTATGGGATCGGAATCAATCAAGAATCAAAAGTGAGGTTTCTGGAGTCTTCGGACTAGGGCAAAATGCCACTGTTAACCTCACACCCTTTTTTAATTTTACATAGGAGTGAAAATGAAACAAATTGAAATAACAAAATTAAATCAAGACTACTTTGATAAGACTATCAAAAAGATGAAAGACATTGATAGTGAAATCAATAAAACCAATAAGATGCTACAAGTTGCCTTTGGCATTTACTTGTTTGCAACAGGTTTCTTACTAGCAATCATAATGTTTGACTTAGGAATCATGGTATTATGATCAAGACCATCTACTTAGATATGGATGGAGTCCTAGCAGACTTCAAATCTGGTGTTGAAGAAAGACTAGATACTGTGATAGAGAATGACAAACAAGGTCATGAAACTTATGATGCTCAGAAAGAGAAACTGACTAGTGAGAGATTGTTTAGACATCTCAAACCTTATAAAGATATGTTTGAATTGGTACAGTTCTGCAGATCACTTAAAGATAGTCATGGTATTAGAACTGAGATTCTTACAGCAACAGGATCTATCAATAGAGAGATCGTGGTTAAAGACAAAAGAGAATGGATTGACGAATGGGTTGATCCGAACATGATTGTTAACTGCGTAGAAAAGGGTGGATCTAAAAGAGGTTTTGCCCAACCAGATTATGTGTTGATTGATGACAGAAAGTCAAACATCAAATCTTTTACCGATGTTGGTGGAACAGGAATATTACATATTTCTGGTAATTCACCAAGAACCATAGACAAACTCAAGTCTATGATATCCCCAGAATTTGATCCTTCCCAAGGATCACTCTTTTGAATAAGAGAGAGAAGTCAGTTGCTAGAGAAACCTCTTGGATTGTTTTCTCTGGGACTGTTGTTAATTATCCTTTGCAACTTGCTTGCTTATGGGTTATTATTGACCATTGGGACATAACAAGTGCTTTCTGGATAGGCACATACACTACATTAATGATGACTGTATTCGCTTGGTTGCGAGTATATATTGTGAGAGATTACCATGACAAAAAACAAAGAAGAGCAAAATGATTGTTTGGAATGTGGATATAAATATGATACGAAACTAGAAAACAACCTCTGCGAAGAGTGTGTAACAATTGGAGTAGAATCATCGCATGACGAACAATATCAAGTTGCCTAACTACTGTGTTCTGAGTTATCCCAGAACTTCTAGTGTAGCACTTACACAAACTCTGATGAGACTCTGGGAAACAAGAGAAGGAAAGTTTCTTAACTTACCAGAAACTATGTGGGCAAGTGGTGAGGGTGTACAACTATACAAACATGGATACTCTAGTTGGTTTGGTAACTTACCAGAAGGCAACCCTCCTTTTAAATTAGAAGGTGGCATGGTTGCACCAGAACATGTTCCAGGAATGTTGACTTTTTTACACAATAACAATTACATTCCTATCTTTATAGATAGAGACCCCTATGAGAACCTGAAATCTTTTTACATTTCAGCATGTTCACATTTTCATGAATTCTTTTCATTTAAATCTAGAAACAAAGAAATGGAAACCCCAAGAGTGCTAGGTGATAGGGTGACAGAGTTTAATTCTTGGACCTTAGAAGAAAGAATGGAAAAGATGAAGACTTGTGCACAGATTGTTATGGATTATAGACAACGAGATGCTGATCTAAGAAAAAAGATAGACAACCATGCAGTAATACCACACTCTTTGATCAAAGATGATGTTACAAATGCATTTCCTTTACTCAACATAAAGGTAGATAAAGAAACAAGATTCTACATTCGAGTTAAAAGATCACAACCTGTAGAACTTACAATAGAAGAAGAAATTAAATTAAAAGAATTTGCGGAACTCATGATATGATGGAAAACACTACATTTGAGATGAAAGAATTTATCGGTGTCTTTGAGAATGCAATTACAGATCGGCATTGCGAAGAACTGATCGATGCATTCAAAACCAGCAAAGAAATGGGTCAGACAAGAATGCGACAAGAGTATGATGATTCATTGATCACTGGTAAAGATGACGAATCAATGACTCTCGCAGAACCTAGTCCAGAACTGTCTAAGATTACTTTTCAAAACCAAGCAGGTTTCTTAGAGTATATGAATGATGAAATCGTAGAGGCATATGTCAAACAACATCCGATACTTGCTGAGAATCCTAGATGTGTGTTTGAGGGTAAAGTGCAAAGAACACTTCCTGGACAAGGTTATCACATTTGGCATTGTGAACAAAATGGTACCAAGACTCATGATAGAGATAGATTCTTAGCATGGTCTGTATTCCTGAATGATGTTGAAGAAGGTGGCGAAACAGAATTCCTACATCAACACTTACGATTTAAACCTAAAGCAGGAACAGCACTTGTATTTCCTGCATACTTTACTCATTTGCATCGAGGGAATCCACCACTCAGTGGTGAGAAGTACATAGCAACAGGTTGGGTTGAATACTTTTAATACTTTACGACACCCTCTACTTTTTAGTATGATATAAACACTATAAAAAGAGGAGTAATTTATGGAAGAACTAAAAGCAATGCTTCAAGAGATTCTTGATAAGCAAAAGGAGCAAGAGAAAGATCTTGCTAAAATTCACGATCTAGTTGATCAAATTGACAACAGGGTATAAAGATGACGATACAAGAATTTAAAGATATTGTCCAAAGAGACAGAGAGTGGAGAGATACTGCTCCAGGTTATACCGAATCAGTGGTAGAAGTAAAAGTAGAATCTTCAATGACACACAGTGATGTGTTAGTTGATGACGAAACTTGCTGTTGTGGAGTAGATAACTGCCCAGAGTCTTATGTACATTGGACTTCTGGATTTTAAACTATGCCTATGATCTTTAGACCAGATACCATGCGATATTCCATGGTGGGTAAAAAACGCAAGAAGAAGAAACTTCTTCCTTCTACAGCATATCGTCCAGATTTCAAACGATCTGATCCAGTTGAAAAGAGTGGGTTGGATCGTTATAATGAAGAACGATCTACGAAACAATATGCGTCATATGATTCTGGTAAAACAGGAGCATTAACACCCAAAGAAGAACCCAAAGTGGTTGAGGGTGTAACAATTGCTCCTGCTTATAACAAAGGTGCATACCAAGTCATCCCTAAAGATGAAGTCAAACATATAGGTAGGTAACATGAAACAAAAAGAATTACAAGGAATTAAACCTCTAGTTCCATGGTATGCCAAATTGGGTATAGGCATTGGACTACTGCTAGCAATTATCGGCATGTTTAATGCGTCAGAATTAAAAACTATAGAAAATGAGTTGGAAGAGTTTAATTTAAGGCAAGAAATGCATGCTACTGAAATTCAGATTATTAATGATAAGATCGATATGTTCCTTAGTTTTGAAGAACAATACATGAACATTACCGATGATGCATATTGCTTAGCACTTAACATCTATCATGAAGCACGTGGTGAAACAACTGAAGGCAAACTCGCAGTGGGTAATGTCACTTTGAATCGAGTGGTTTCTGATAGATTCCCTAACAATGTTTGTGCTGTAGTTTTTCAAGGAATACATCGAGAAAACTGGAAGAATGAACAAGTTCCTAAGATTGCTCAATGTCACTTTAGTTGGTATTGTGATGGCAAGTCTGATGAACCTAAAGAATATGTCACATGGGCAGAATCAGTAATGTTAGCACAGATGATGTTGTTATCTGATACTTACATAGATCTGACTGATGGGGCAACTCATTATCATTCTACAAATGTAAAACCTTGGTGGTGTAAAGACATGGAGCACAAAGGACAAATTGGAAATCATGTCTTTTATTATGAGATATAAATAATCTTATGTACTTAATGATTGAATGCCCCAAGTGTGGTAAGAAAAGAATGGACTGTGAATGTATGACTCAAAATGAACAAGTGAATAAAATAGAATGGTGGCATCATGATTGTCCCGATAGTGGACCGACTGATACTGCGATGGGTGAAGATTGTAATTGGTGTCCTGCCAAATCTCCAAAGAAGAAAGAAAAAGAAGGATCTTTCTATGGATATAATGAAAAGGCAGATAATTACTTTCCTGAAGTAGATGATTGAAATTATAGTTGCTAATGGTCGTCAAAAGAATCGTGTAGAAGACTATGCACGATCAATCATGTTCGAATTAATGCCTCGTAAAAAGAAAGGTCAAATCTACATCGAGTTCAAGAACGAAGTTGTCATAGACGATTATTCATATAAGGGTGTCGCATATGGTGATAAGAATGCAGTTGATATAGAGATTGCTAGAGATACCACTGAAGATATGATGGTCACTCTTGCTCATGAATTAGTACATGTCAAGCAATTCTTTAGAGGTGAAATACCCTCATCCAAAAAAATCAAAACTACAGGTTCTTTTCACATGACATCAGATGAGTTTGAAAAAGAAGCATATCTATATGAAGACTATCTTTACATGACACACTGGTGGAAATAACTTTACGACACCCATTGTTTTTTACTACAATATGATAATGAAAAAATCTAAACGAAGTGCGAAAGACCTAAACACTATACACTATGGTCCAGAACCGATGTTAGCAAGCATCACGAATGAGAACGCAGTTCTTGCCCCAATTTTCAATTGGTATAGAGTGATGTTTGATACTCCGACGAAAGGCAAAGTCATGAGAGACTATGTAAAGGCAAACTATGATAACGATTTCTAAAAATCTTTTATAGGTGTCCCAAACAGTTTTATGATGACTTCCTTTGTATCTTTAGTTAGGCAGAAAATGCTTGGTGCGAAACTAGATTCTGATTTAGAAACTAGACTTGACTCAACCATTCGCGAACTGCAAGCAACTAAAGGAAAAGTGGTATCAGTTACTGTCTCAACTCGTAAACCAAAGAAATCAGTTCAGCAACTTATGGAAGATAAACTGATGGACATGCTGGGTGATGTTGAGTATGAGATTGATCAATTCTTGGATAATGATTTCAAGTCAGACTTCAATATGTATGAATGGTGCCAAGCACTAGACTTAAATGCTAAGTCTACTTCATTGATCCCAACACATTACAGTTTAATGATAGACGAACTTGAGAACAAAGAGGATTGTGAACAGTTAAAAGAGGCATATGCTTATCTAGGAATCAAAGGTAAAAGACTTTTGATTGAGTTTATTCGAAGTATCATCGATGATGCTGAAAGATGGGCAAAGAATAAAAGACAGCAGTTTAAACCTCGCATTAGAAAATCTAAACTTGTTGATGGTACCACCAGAGTTAAGAAACTCAAGTTTAAAGATTCTGACACTCAACTTAAGATCAGCAGTGTAAACCCTGCATTGATCATAGGTGCCAAAGAGTTGTGGATTTATAACACCAAGAACAAGAAACTTCAAGTCTATCGTGGCAAGTTAGATGTGAGAGGTACAACCATATATGGTTATGCGAAAGATGATGCCATTGAAAAGAGCATTGGTAGAAATCCAACTAAATACATCAAGAGATGCTTAGATGGTGGCAAATTAGTTCTTAAAGGATTAATGAATGAAATCAGTTCCACCGAAAAGGTTGCTAATGGCAGAGTCAATGAGCACTGTATATTATTAAGAGTAGAGAAATGATTTTAGTTGATTTGACACAAACCATGATCGCTGGTGTGATGGTTCAGGTAAAAATGAATCGCATAGATAGTGGTGAGATGAGTGAAGATCTGTTAAGACACATGGTACTCAACACCATACGCAGTTATTCTAAAAGATTTAAGAATGATTATGGTGACATAGTATTGTGTGCTGATGACAGACATTACTGGCGAAGGGATTACTTTCCTAACTACAAAGCAAACCGAAAGAAATCTCGCGAAGACTCAGATATGGATTGGGATACAATATTTGGTATGCTCAATAAGATCCGTGATGAGATCCAATTAAATCTGCCATACAAGTTCCTTCGAGTAGAAGGTGCAGAGGCAGATGATATCATAGGTACATTGACCAAATACAAAAGAGAAGAATCTATTCTTATTGTAAGTGGTGACAAAGACTTCCAGCAATTACAAAGATATTCTGATGTAAAACAATGGTCACCTAATGTAAACAAATTTGTATCACCCGATGATGCTGAGGAATTCCTTAAAGAGCATATTATAAGAGGTGACAAAGGAGATGGAATACCTAATATTCTATCTGGAGATAATGTTATTGTAGAAGGCACTCGTCAAAAACCGATGAGGAAATCTACACTAAATAAGTATATAAATGGAGTTGACAAATTCGATAATTATTATCGAAACTATGTAAGAAACAGAACTCTTATCGATCTAGATGAGATACCTGAAGATGTGACGAACAGAATCCTTAAAGCATTCGAAGAAACTATCCCACCCTCAGGCAAACTCTTACCTTACATGATGGACAATTCATTGAAGGAATTATTAAATGCTATTGGAGATTTTTAGAAAAATGGCTGACAAATTGAAAAGAGGTAGAGGTCGTCCACCAGGATCCTTAAACAAAAAGACCTTGGCAAAAATTGCCAAAGAACCAAAGACTGTCGTACAAGATGCTGGCACTGTGAAAACAGCAGAAGATCCTGTATTGGCACTCATACCTAAAGAACCCATCAGACTTGTACCCACTGCGAATGTATTTGAAATATTGGTAGCAGTAGAGCAAGCAGAAGATGAACAGACTCGTGTCAATGGGTTACAATATTGGGCACAAAAGAATGGAGCATTAAGACCTGTACTTAAATGGCAGTTTGATGATGCGATAGAGTCTCGTTTACCCAAAGGTGTCACACCCTTTGAGAAAAACTCTGCACCTGCAGCAGATTTGACAGAATCCTCATTAAGACATGAGTTTAAAATGTTCAAATATTTTGTAGTAAGTGCATCTGATGTTCAACAGACTAAAAGAGAACACATGGGGATAGAAATGCTAGAGAAGATATCACCTGAAGAGGCAGCACTAATGGATCAAGTCAAAGACAAAAGATTAGTTGCTTTTAAATCTTTAACTAAAAATTTGGTACAAAAAGCATTTCCAGACCTCATATCTGCCTAAATATTCTATATGAATAAACTAGGATTAACAGGGGATGACAGATTCATCGACTATGCTACTGATACTGGCAGAGGTGTAGGTGAATTAAGACATTTTGACCCCATAGTTGGTTTACTACAACTGTATGATTCTAGACTAGATTCAATAGTCGAGTTTTTGTATGATCACTCTATTGAAAAATGGAAGTCAACTGGAGAACGATCTGGTTGGACATGTGATTGGACTTACGATGATGTAGAAATACCTGTGCAGAAACAGGAAGATAAAACAACAGGAGTAAAAACAATCTCTCGACTTTAAAGACGACGGAGGGAGGAGAACCTTTAACCAACTTAGGAGGTGATCCATGTATCATAGTAAACTGTTGTCAAACCCTTGTGTAAAAATTGATAAGACTATCAATGCAATTAATCGAAAGATTAGACATAAGAGGACAGCGAATTCAAAAAAAGCAATGCTTAGGAGGAATCGCGATAAGTTGATCGAAGATTTAAACGAACTATCAGAATTGATGAGATAAAAAGTATAAGATGAGTTCGTTTAGTAAGGTCTTCAAAAAGACTATAAATAAATTCTGCTAGACATAACTTTGATAATTGTTTAAAACATCATGTCACTATGCTAGTCGAAGACCTTATTTTTTAATTATGGAGTAATTATGCAAACACATTATATAACAATTGAAGATTTAACAGCAGTGGTAAATCTAGTCGACGTCGTGACAACACGAGGTGGTCTTAGAGGAAACGAACTGTCACCCATCGCTCGACTGAGGGATGTATGCGAAGCAGAAGCAAAGCATCAAACCGAAGAAAGAATTAAGCAACAACAAGAAGCACTCTTACAACAGCAAGAACAAGAAGAACTTAAAAAGACTTCTGAAAATAATGCACTTGCAAATGAAAGACAGCAAAGAAAAGAATTACAGCAAAGACTTGATAGACTTCAAGCAGAAATGCAAAGACAGGGATTGGAGACAGATGTGCCTAAAGCAGTTAAAGTAGAAACAACAACACGACCACAAACACCTGTGGTAGCAAATGATGAACCTAAGAAACCATCACGTGCAGTTAAAATGGCACAGATGTTTAGGGAACAAGCAGATGACTTTGTATCAGGTGATGTTACAGAAGATACACCGAGTGCTGTCGAAGATGCTGCGAATGTGATGAGTGATTATGAACCATCTATATCTGATGTGAAAGAGTCAACAGACTTCGTTGTACCTGAAACTCATTCTCAAGAAGAAACAAAAAAGGTTTCTACAGATGATTTGTTCGCACAAGTTAGAGTAAAATCAGAAGAAGAACAAAAAGCAGAACCAGAAGTTACAGTAGAAGATCCTTTTGAAGAGTTTACAGAAGAGAACGAAACACTAGTGATACCTGATAAGAAAGAACTCAATGCAATGACGAAAGCAACGATCAAAGAAGTTGCTGAAGGATTAGGATTAGAGGTTAATCTTAAAGACACTAAAGTTAATATGATCAAATCTTTCGATAAGCAAGCAAAGAAAATGGTCAAAGAATTAACAGACGCAGGTGAGGTTGAATCTAATATCGAATCTGACTGGACAGAAGCATCATATACTAAAGACTAATGGAAAAGATCTCAAAAGACGGAAAAACATTCTACAGAAGTAGGATATTCAAACATGCTGAGCAAAAAGTCAACATCTGTATACCCTGCCCAATCGCAGACACAATAAATGCTAAGACTCCAGAATGTCCAAGTGGTTGGTTGGTTTTTGTTGGCAAATCTATACGATTCTATGTCAATGAAGATTGGAAAAAGAAACTCTCTACAACTAAAAACAAATGGGATGTTTCTGAACGCATGTGGCAGAGCAAAGTAAAAGGTGAAGCAAGCAATAATGATTATGTAACTTATGCATTTGATGAAGAACTTCTCAAAGATAAAACTGACTGGAAGGCAGGGGATGACTTACTGTTTGAACACATTATTCCAAAAACAGGTATAGACTATATTCAAATATCATTTCATAAAAGAGATGAAGATATGCCTAAAATGATGTATGCAACACAAGAAAAAGAAATTTATCGAGTTATTAAGAACACACTATTGATTCAAGGTGATGAAGATCTTGCTAAAACTTTAGAAAAGAATCAAGCATTTGTTGAGATGAAAAATATAGAGTCTCAAGTAGATGGTGAAATTGATTCTGTCAAGATCACTGTTTGGGATGGTACAGGATCCATTCTACATGAATTCGATAGTGATGCATCGGAGCAACAGTTAATCAATGTTCAACCTGTCGAATTATAATTACGAAACCAGAGATATCCCAGAACAATGGCATGCTTATGTTGAAGGATTGAATCAGCATTATGGCAACTTCAATGACTTTGGTCGACAAGTTCTAGAGAATAATCTAATACCCCACAGACTCAAACAATACTTTG